GGGGCCTCCCGGCACTTGTGTCGCTACAGTCACTTACACACTGCAGCAGAAGGACACGAGTTCTCTAGTCAGTTGCATGATCTGCAATCTAGACTAGCACCATCCCCATAGGAGGACAGGAATCATGGTAACTCAAGCTAGAGGCATCCCCAGTGTTCGACATCCTGGAGCCCATTACTGGACTCCACTTGCCGAAGAACTCACTGGAGGTGCACTCAAAGCTGGACTCATCGCTGGGTCCGAGAGTTACTATGAAACCCTTGGCGGTTATGAGGAAGTGGACTCCTATCGGACGTCCAAATCCAATACCGCCGAGGAGCAGTACGAAAACCTCTCAACTAGAGAGCTGAAGCGCGGACTCAGGGCCGAGTACCAAACCAGGTACGATAACGGTCATGAGTTCCGTAGCTACAAGCGTCGCGTAGACCTGCAGTCAACTGACATGCAGATGTCTAACGCCGGCGGTTTTCGTATCTATCGTGGGCCGATTTGGCCCAGGATAGATCGTGTGATGATCACTCCGTACCCGGACTTCACCGCCCCGACATCGAATCAGATATCGAGGGATGGGGCCCGGGCCATAGAGACTACCGCACCGACTGCGCCTGAAGCAGGACTCGCACAATTTCTGGGTGAACTGCGGGAAAAACTTCCCGCAGTTGTTGGTCTCGCATCGTACCGAGAAGGTGTCTCTGCCAAAGCAATAGGCGGAGAGCATCTTAACGTACAATTCGGGATCAAGCCGTTTAAATCGGACATCCAGAAACTCGCTCGACAGGTTCTCACGTTTCGCAGCGTGTTAGCCCAGTTCAAGCGCGACGCAGGTGCCGATAGGCATCTTCGTCGGAGGTGTACTGTTTCAGAGGGACATGACGTTAGCATATTCAGCGAAAGTCTCGCAATCCCCAACGGTATGACACCGTTGAACGGAACCGAGCCTTGGTCTGAATATGCTACTAGCGACACGTCCCTATACAGGGTGATTGACACGTCGAACACAAAGGCGTGGTTCTCAGGTGCGTTTACCTATCATCTTGCTGAGGCAACAGATTTCCTCAGCAAGCTTGAGAGGTACGAGCAGATGGCAAATAATCTGCTTGGTTCACGCTTTGGCGTGGACACCTTCTGGGAACTAACACCCTGGTCCTGGCTTGTCGACTGGGAGCTCGATGTTGGTGGATTCCTCCACAACATCGAATTACTCCACAACGACTCGCTGGTACTGCGGTATGGGTACATGATGCACGAAACCCGTGTAGAACGTATCTACTCCGCAGTCTCACCCGTGATTGACCGTAAGGGCAATCACTGTGGGATCCCCATGGCCTCAGCTTCTGTTCATCAGAAGTCGAGGACTAGGGCAACCCCCTATGGGTTCGGCCTGAATGTCGATAACTTCAACATTCGACAATGGGCCATCCTTGGTGCGCTTGGTTTAACCAAGACACCAGGGAAACTGCGAATCTCGTAATCCGAGAGACGCAGGGCGAGCCACAACAGTGTGCTCGTTACAACCTCAGTTGCAAGGAGTTCTGCCTTGGCTTACGCCGACCCCCAGTCCGTGACGGTTAACGCAGTCGCG